GTTTGTGAGCCTGTAAGTGTTGCTACTGTGCTATCAATAGCAAAAGTCACAGCATTGCCAGAGCCACTAGTATCTATACCAGTTCCACCAGTAAATGTAAGAGTTTCTGAATCTAAGTCAATAGATAATGCACCACCAGAGTCTGCTTGGAAATCTAAATCTTCTGCGGTTATTTGTGCATCAACATATGCTTTTACAGATTGCTGTGTTGGAACTAGTGTTGCAGAGTTTGAAGACATATCATCTTCATCTACAAAAGCTGTGATAGTTATAGAGCCATCTGAAAGACTACCATAAGTTATAGTACCTGTAGTTGTAATAGCAGACGA